GTACTTTGTAGCCTACGGGCACCATGTAAAGTGTCTCTATTAGGCTGACCAAGGTTAAATCCAACACCTCTGTTAGAATCTACTCTTTCAGCAATTTCCCAGTTAATTTTCATCTTCAAACCAAAGGATGTGCTGAACTCTTCTACACCAAACTGTCTGTTTCTGTCGAAGTTATCATCCATGCTACCGCTTATATCGACTTCTTGGAATCTTTGTAAAACATCTTCCAATGTACCGTCAACTGAGTTGACATGTAGGTCAGATTTGCGATTTATTAAGTCATAAGTTCCACCCAGCACTATTTTCTTCTCACTGTCGTGTCTTGACTGGTAATTTACCAAATCTCCGGGCTGAACTTGTGTTGCTGCTAAAACACCACTGTATTGCTTAGAACCTCCGGCTTTTTTAGCCATTCTGAGCATGTTTTGCCCTATTCTTCTAGCACTAGCCTTAGTCAGAGCAGTTGGTGCCGATATTCCGCCCGGAACCTCGTTAACAGTGTCTACTTGACTGCCGAAATCGTCAACTTGGACTACATTTTGGTCGTTATTAGCCCTAGACTTACCTCTGACTACTACTCTGTTGGGCACAGCGTCGTTATTGTTCTCAGAAGTACCCCCAGATACCCTATTTTCATTCAAAAAGTGTTCTCTTTCAATCTGCGTTTGAGGTACATACAGTAAATTACCAAATCTATCACTTCTAGGTGAATAAAAGTCGTGTTTTGCTAGATATCTTAGTGCATTTATTGAATCTACTCCGTAAAAGTCCCTAGCAACGAATGTCCCGCTATGGGATTTGACCTTGATACCATTTATTGAACTCTTAGACGAATTACCTAACTTGATTGCGAGGTCAGAAGTCCTCAGCCCTACTCCCACTTTCTGAACAAAACGGATGGTTTTGTCAGTGAAGCCAATGTCACTCAGTTTGCTGCCTTTTAGGTTCTCTAGTCGGTATCTGTTACCCTTTGTGGCGTTCTGAACCTCTGATAATACCAAGGCTTGGTTATTATGTTCACTACCGACTACTAAAGGTGGCAAAACAGTTGCTGGGTAGATTAACTCACTCCCTCCAAAACCAAGAACAGCGCTAGTAAACTTAGCCCTAGTCTTGTCACCGTCATAGAACAACGAGCCCTCATAGGTCATACTGTCTGTTGGATTGTGAAGCAAACGGATGGTATCTTCTTCCTCGACGAGTTTGTATTTACGCTCAGGTGTAGGTATGAAGTCAGTCTTGGTAGGTTTGTTAGCCGCAAAACCAGCCTTTATCTTGGTGTATTGAGCGTGGCGTACAGCGTTGTCGACAAAGCGTGGCTTACGAATCTTCTTCATCACAGTGTTCTGAGTAGCGTCAGAGCGACCTGTTGCGAGATTCTTACCTAGCGCCATAATCACTCCCCACTATGGTCTCCGGTATTATAAGATGCATCCCCTTTGCTACCCTTTGGATGTAGCGTCTGGCTGTGTCTTGGTTGAACGCTATAATCACCCTCATCATCATCTACAGAGCGTCGACTTGCGTCTGCTCGGAAGTGCTCAAGAGTGTTTTCTGACATGACCATTCTGGCCACTGGGTTGGTAATATCTGACTTATCATAACCTGTGACATCGACACCGGGTATCTTCGGCCCTTGGCTGACAGGTACAGTTGTACTTGTATCTGGGTCTACAGTATACACAGGAGCATAAGGTGGACTACTTGGTGTACCTGTTCTAGCACCCGGTGCATCACTAGTGAACATACCATACTTACCACCAGCAGTAGCCCTGTAAAAGTTTGAGTTTTCTTGAGGACTGCTACCTTTCAATGCTACATAAGACCTAAACATCTGGCTGTGCTTGAAGTCAAGTCCGAATGCAGGTCGATATAAGAATTGTATATTGTTGTCAGTAAAGTTGATGTTTTGAGATATAGGATTATGTCCATCATCTTGATACGGGTTAGAAGGACTCCAAGTGTTCTGTGTTACAGTAATATTATAACGAGAACTTAGGTATCCTTCGACTAAGTTTATTTCAGCAGCAGTCAATTTTCTATCATAATGTATAACTTCTGCTATTTTACCAATAAGAGGGAATGTACCAGTCGAGCCAGTATCAGTTATTTTACCTACTTGACTTGCTTCATTTGTGTTTTTGTAGTAATTAGGAGTAAGTGTAGAGGATGACACGGCTAGTCCAGTTGCTAGTGTACCATCTACTCGTAGTCCTTGAGCCGTTACAGTACCACCTGCACCGTTACCGCCTTCTATAAACACAGTAAGTATATTTGGTTGATTGACTACCGCAGTTCCGTTTGGTGAATTTATAGCACTCCATGAACTACTTTGTCCTGCCCAAAATTCCCATCTGTTGAAACTACCCGACATGTTAGCATATATATTGTAACCCCTTCTACTACTACTAGGGAAACCTCTACTTTCATAACCCACTTGATAATTGTTATTATCGTTATTAGTACACATAACGGTGAAGGTAGTAAATTCATTGGTATTTAATCCAGTATCAAAAGATTTTATCAATAAATCATCACTACTAAATTGAACACACGGTTTGTTGTTAAATGTAGCATCTGAGGTTACGAATGTAGGTTTGTCGTTAGCGGTAGATTGAGTAAAGTCTCTACCATTTCCACTTTGGTCTTTCCATTCGGAAACCGTTGCCCCATCATCTACTGATATAGAATCTGCTCTTAACCAAAGCGATAGCCCACTTTGTGGTATCTGTTGACCCCAACCCTTTACATCTAAATTACCAGAATATTTGTTCCAGTCCATCACATAAGTACCACCAAGTGGCCACATAGCATGAGCATCAGAGTGCTTAACTACACCAGTAACAGGAGCAGAACTCCAATTGAGAGCAGTCATATCTAGGTCTTTGAGAGTACGGCTTCCGAAGTTGTAAGCGCCTCTAATGTTAGTTCTCTGTCCTACTTCTCTATCAGTATGCAAACTGTGAGCCTCTGTTGACATAACTACATATTCACGACTTACTCCATCGTTAAGTTCCGCTACAGTATCTACATCTAGTCCTAGTCTAACATCATCTCTCGATACAGGTTCAGCACCTCTAATATCTGCGTTAACAGTTTCCGTAGCCTCACCAACATGTGCACTAGGCTTGAGTAGCCCATCATCAGAATCAAGGTCTACTCTATCACTGATGCCTCTTTCTATTTCACCTACTTGTAGTGTATTGTTACTAGGTCTAACCAAACCTTGTCCGTAGGCAGGTTCGGCTGTATTACTAGACAATACTATTCCACTAGCGTCATGTGTTTCACTGACAGCCATCAGTAAACTTTCGTTGAATACAGTAGGCCATCTACAGCCTCTTCCGTCTCCTCTGTCGCCTACTCTAAGCATACTGGCTGGATTAAACCAGTCCACTACACCCATGTTAGTAGCATCGTTGTTGACTGTATTAGCGTTACCGCTTTGTCTGTCGCTACCGTCTCCACCGAATAGGTTGTTAGCAGCAGGTCTATGCGTTACATTGGTATCTTTGTAAGCGTCTTCTGGGTCCCAAGATGGTCGCATACCGAACCCTCTTACAGGGAAACGCCTGACATCTTCACCACGAGTATTGCCCCACCAGTCTACCATATAATGACGATGAGCCCTAGCCAATTCTTCTATACCTTGACCTTCTTCGTCATTAGGGAACATTCGAGTTACAGTAGAAGCGTTTCTTACAGTTCTAACAGGACAGCCGAATGAACTAGTCATTCTTCTACCGTCACTATATCTAACTTGGCGACCAATTTGGTCTTGTCCCAGTAGACTAGAAACTTGAGTTATTCTTTCGAGAATACCAACATAAAGTGCATCGAAGTTAACATCTGCTTGAGCAGTATCAAATCCTACATAGTCCCAACCACCTGTCTTAGAATCTTGTTGGATAAGTGGACCGTTGTAGTAACCTAACATGGCTCTAGTATTTGCTACCTCTAGCCAGCCTCTTTCGTAAGGCGACCAACGAGGTCTGTTGTACAGTTGCCTTACGCCCATTCTGTACCCAAAGCACCTGTTTCTATCGTTAGGTAAACTCAGAGTGGCAACACCTGTACTGTCTTGGTAAGTTTCGCAATCCATACCAAAGGTATCGCTACCCCAACCTATCAAAGAGTGTCCGTAAGACTCTAGTCTACTAGTCGCTCCACCACCATGGCTACCGCCCGGCCACATTCCGAAGAAGTTGTATTTGTTACTTCCAGATGTACCACCTTGGTGATTAAGAGTACCATCACCGTCAGATAAAGCGTCTATTTGGGCGGCTGTATATACTTGACCAGTAGCGGCTGAGTCGTGAGGAGGGGCTATCCACTTCATTCCCAAAGCAAACGGACCCTTACTTGACACATAATTGAAATCGTGATAATGTATAGTTTCAAAGTGCTCAGGTACATGATTGTATGGTTTTTGGTCAACTGGTGTATCGGCAGCGCCTGCTTTAGTGTAAATAGACCTTGAAGCATCATCGCTATACCAAGTAAATGGCCTTCCTAGATTAGGATGCCACATCGAAAGGAATGCGTCTGCTGGGTGTAATGAGTTAGTGTCTCTGCTACCATTGGCTAACTGAGGTAAATTACGGGTAACTATGCTCGTATCAGAATCGAGGTACATTGATTCTGCACTTCCGTTATCATATGGTCTACTCAAAGTCAATATATCACCAATGGCTAAATTAGACCAGAAGCCAGCAGTTGCTGATGTATTGGCAACCCCGTTAAACTTAGTAGTTAATGACGGGTCACCGGTGGCAAGAGTACCGTGTACATTAGTATAAGGGGCAGTATACCTTACACCATTCTTGGTATATTCTAATACTTCTCCATAATAGGGTACTATTGGGAAGAGGTCTGCGTTATCTACTCTTATCTCCCCACTACCCTGAGCAGTAGCGATAACTACACAGTGAGGGTTCAGGCTTCTATTTCTCTTATGTGGTTCATAAATATCTAAGAAACTAGTAGGATAGCCTGCCAATGTTAACTGTGCACCTACAGAGCCATAAGATGCTCTACAAAACTCATAATAATTGTCTGGCTTATGCCATTCAAGATATCTAAATTTGGCAGCAGCAGCGGCAGCAGCCCCGTCTTTGTGAAGTATACTCCACCAAGGGATGTTAAGTGTTCTGCCGGGAGTAGAACTAGCAAACATTCCGGGTCTGTAAGGTAGGCTTCTTCTTGTAAAGTTAGGACTAGATGACTCTTGTACACCTAGAGGGTTGTATAGTGCTAATGGTGGTAAGTTAGTAAATTGGCTTCCGGGGTCAGGGTCTATGTCTAGTATTATTTCGTTGAGTATAACTTCGCAACCCCTTACATCCGCCATCATAGCCTCTGAAAGAATCAACGCATAAGCCCCTCTAGTATTCACATTCTTTTCTATAGCAATCACAGTGTTGACTTGTTGACCTGTCAACTCAGTTACTTTAGAACCAGACTCGCTCGGTGCTTTTACAGCATCGCTATGGTTTTGATGGAAACCTTTGAGTTGTTGTTTGAATACATTCGGCTGAATGATAATCTGATAAGCACCTACTTCCAGCGGGTCTGGGAAATGGTTATTGAGTGTGTAAGTAGCAGCCGCCTCTAATACAAGAGTATGACCACCTTGTGCATTTACAGCACCTGCGTTGTTACCTACACTAGCAGCCACACCATAACCTTCGTATTTGAGTTTAGTCTCTGTAAGTAAAGTAAACGCACCTCCATGTATGTCGCTAGGGCCGTAAGGGGCACTAGGGGTAGAGAACCATACCAACGGGTCTTTGCTGAACCCTTGTGTATCAACTGTATTAGTAGTGCTAGTTCTGTCAGCCTTGATTATACCTGTTAAGGAAGTAGACAAAGGTTCGTGAGTAGAACTTTTACAGGCTTGATGTAAGTCATATAGACTTTGGTAAGCAGGGTGAGCGTAGTGTCCCGGCATAAGTGCCATGGTAGGAGTAATGTAATGATGACCCATTCTCGGTATAGGCATAGGTGTCATTCTAGGTGCGCTGATTGCAGCCTGTGGAATTTTACCAGCGGATTGTGTCAATTCTGAAGTACTAGTAGGCAAAGCGCTGTACATTCCAAACCAATCTATCTTTTTCATATCTGGACTTGCACCACAGTATTCACTGTGGTCACGGAGTCTACGAGAAGCGAACATTCTGGTCGTACCAGCCGGTACATAATAAGACGGAACTACTTTTAGTCTTCCTAAAGCAAAATTATCTGTAGTGAACTGCTCAAAGTCAGGACTAAACACAACTTTGTTAGAACTAGTTCCAAAACCTTTCTTTGATGCTAAATGTGTGTAAGATGCAGTAACACCTTCGCCGGTTTCTGGATTATAGACTCTTAAGAAATACCTACCACCACTCAACTGGGTACTGTCTAACCAAATACTGGCATCTGGATTATCATTCACATCTATAATTCCGTCTGAAATATTAACACCAACAAAATCTAACTCTTGTAAATCATATCTGTGGGTCATAGTTGTTCCCATTCTAGTTACATGGAAATACAACGACCTGTCGTGAGGCTCGAATGAAGATTTGAGTGGGTTGTTGTCTGTATGGTCTTCCCAACCTTCTTTCTTAGAAGCCGGAAAGCCTAGTCTGGTGTTACTTTTAGTAAATGATATATCCAAGCCATCTTGACTCAAATGTTCCCAACCGTTGTTCTCCCAAGTAGGCCAAACTCTTGGTCCAGCATATTCATGACTGAACATCTGTCTTATCTGAGTTATATTTTGAGCAGGATGCTGTAAACCACCAGAGCCAACCGTTTCGTTTTGATAGCCCTGTATTCTGTCAAATCCTGACCTAATCACTATATTGCCCGGTATCTCGTCAGGATTAGGTAGTCTAATCTTTAGATTTGGATTAACACCTGCACCCGCTAGGGCAGGGGCTAGTCCTTCTATCTCTCTGTCACTGATATGCCTAAAGTCCATAATGACGGTACCGAAAGGAGAGCCGCCTTCTATACGATGCTCTTGGCCAGTATCATCTACTACAACCATACTTTCAAACTGCTTATGTTCGTTAGGGATAAGTAAGGCATTTCTTATTTCAAGAGGGTGCTGCTCGGCTAGTTGTGGATGTCCTAACTCTTGTGCTTGGATGATAGGGAACATAGCGGCGTTGGTTGTCTCAAAACTAAATCTAACATTACCTAGTATCTTTTCACCCACCATCTTGTAATTAGAGAATGTCAAAGTCTGACCTGACAAAGAACCACCAGTGGTAGGTACCGATAATTCAAATTCGGTATCGCTGGTAATTGAAGATACGAAAGCCCTTGCGGGTATACCTGTACCTGATACACCCATACCTAACTTAATACTAGAAGATACAGTAGGAACAGCGTGTGTTATGGTAGTACTGTTGTTGTAAGCACCGCTACCTACTGTAAATGACGCATCTTTTCTGTTTACCCAAGGAATCATACCGAGCCCTCTGGCATTGACAGCAGGCATAGTAAGACTGCCGCCATCCATTCGCTTCCAAACTACATGCTCTGGTAAAAAGTTTCTAGCCGCACTTCTTTTACTGTAGTAGCCGAACAATCCGGTATTACCTTGATTGGCACTCGATGATAGATAATGCGTTGCTCCAGTTATACCTATACATTCAGTTGCATAAGTACCTTGGCTTTCATGGAAACTATTTTGCGAAACAGTACTTTCATCCCAGAATAAATCGCCAGTAGGATATCTACAGGCATTGGCCCTAACCATATCACCGCTCTGTATAGTACGATGCCATTTGGCGTCGGCTGGTAAAGCATTACCGGCGGGATAGTCGCCAGCAACAACAGGTACGAATTGACTTTTGTGAATCTGTACTTCTACATGAGGACCAGCAGTAGCAGGTCCAACATATCTGTCTTTGTTGTGAACTTTAGCAGTGTCCCAAGCAACAGTACCGGCGTGTATAGACTCTCCTACACCCGCCAAAGTCAACATATCACCCGTACAAGTAATGCCGTCACGGTCAGCCTTAGCGACCAATGGTAGTTCACTCTCATGACTAATCACTATTAGGTGTCTACTAGATAACCCACTTACACAAAAGTCAGATACAAATGCAGCCGACAAACCGTCACCTGTCACTGGAGCAGGAGAAGAGCCGGCCAAACAAGTTTCAGCAGCGCCGTAAGGATTGAAACCTAAGAAAGGATGCCAAGCACCTAAACCAGCAGCATAGGTGTTACCAGTTATATCTAGTGAATTGAAGTAAGAATATCTCTCCCCATGCCAGCCTACTGCACCTACTGCTTTAGTTCGGTCTACTGCGTCTACATAACCGCTAAAGTGAACTTGAGTCATATGGTCTCTGGCCGAGTTTCCAGAATCATTGTTATATCTGTGAGTACCTGCTTTAGTCCAAACATAAGCCTCGTAAGTCGTACCTCCAGCAAGACTGGTCAAGTCTGTGTTATTGTGAGGGTTGACGAAATTAGTTTTGTTAGAGCCACCGGGGTTAATACCAAGTGTCAAAGTTAGGTTAGGTGCTGAATAAGATGTTGACACATAAGGTGCGTAATAAGCATTAGTTCCGTCACTCATCCTTACCCAACCATATTCAGGTAATTTGTCAAAACTACCATTGATGACTACAGTACCGGCAGCGCCGCCGTCTCCATCAGTTTCTTGATTATAACTCTGGACAGTTGCTTTGACCCAACCATATCTATCCTGCTTGTGAGCATTCTGCATTGAGGGCATAAATGTACCACCCATAGCCTTGAGCGGGTCTTTACCGGGGAATGTATTAATTGAAGCACTAATAATAGTAGCCAATTCTTCTGCGTTCTGAACACGAGTTGCATCGACTATGACTATGTTTTCATCAGCAGCCTGATTAGTAGGTGTACCGCCGTAAAAGCCCAAGTAAGCCTCTGCTAACAAGCCACAAGGTCTGAAAACTGTAGGGTTCTTAGCAGCCCCGCTACCATTAGCAATTCTAGCAGCAGTACCAGTAGGGTGGTCAGGGTTTTTACTTACATGGTTATCTAAGAAATGACCGCCCGGATGATATCCACCATCCATGTGCCAAACAGCAGCAGACCGCCTAGTTTTAACGAAGTTAGAGCCACCTATGGTATTCGCAGCCCCTCCGCCAAATCCTACAGGGACATGATTAAACGGATGGAAATGCTTGGGCCTAGCAGATGCAACTGCACTACCTTCGTAATAGAAAGCCTTTACATTTGTTTGGTCGTAACTTTTAGTAGCACTAGCATCTTCTGACGGGAAACCTTTGGTAGGTTGCCAGTTCATAACATAATTAAACGCAGTCTCGTTGTTTTTCTGGAAGAAAGTAGTCATAGGTAAGTGAGCCAAAGCGCTACCTCTGTTGAAACCACTATGCTCAGTCAAATCACCGTTAGCCAGTTGATTTGGTAGGAATGTATCTTTAGTCGCATCGTTGTTGTAATGAATAGGTACTGCGCTGTAACCATTACCTGTTGTAACTATATCAGCACCCTGTGGCTCATGTGCCGCTGTATTGTGAGGGAAAGCCTGACCCGGACCAAATATCATGTAGGTGGTTTGGTTATTTGTATCCCCCGATGAACTATATCTAGCGTGAGGATGAGCGAATCTAAGAACTATTGGACTGGGGATGTTTACACTGACTGTGTTTGTGCCGTCAGTGTAATCTATTCCTGTCACTTTAGCGTTGGCACCTTTAGCCATGTCGAAGGTAAGTATAGCATCTTGGTTGAAGAAAGGAGGATGATTCTGACCTTTGTGTTGGTCAAGATAAGGTGTACCGGGGAACATAGCCAGCATAGCGTTGGTATCGAGTAGTGCGTAAGAGCCAGCCACCTCTCCTATATTCTGCATCCCAGCGCTACCTGTCGGGCCAGAAGAATAAGGATGGGTATAGAATTCGCCGTAATCGTTTTGCGTACCGTCGTTTATGTCGACAACCGCACCGCTAAATCCACCACCGAAGTAGAGAGGCACCCAGTGGTCTGGGCTATCTCTGCCACCACGGAAGTAAAGGAATGGACTAGATTGTTTGCTACCTGCTCTTCTAATACCATCTGTTTTGATAGCATTGTAAGTGTCAGCGTATCCTTTGAAAATTATATCACTAGCCGATGGTGTAGACCAATTAGAAGAACTAGCGTTGCCTACATAGACGACTCTAGTAACACAGGCTGAGCCGGGCTCACTTCTTACTGTAGCGTATTTATCAGAACTGTATCTAATCAAGAAAGGCTCACCCCAACTGACTGCATTGTTACATGCAAGTTTACCAAACAAAGCCCATGTTTGACCGCCTGCTACATCTATGTTAGTAGTTCCACTAGCGGCACTTATTAACGCAGATGGTGAATCAATTCTAGGTATAATCCTATCACCGGCTACATCAATGAAGTTTTCACCTCTTAGATTTCTTTGCCAGATTGTAGTATCGACTATGTTGTTTTGGCTATCGACTAGCACAGGGGTAGCCGTATTTGCATTCGCTCCTCTATACTTGGTTGTAATTTGAAGTATAGTAGAAGGTATGTAACCAATGTCTAAGCGAGTACCTGCATCCATTTCACTTGTGGATAAACCACCAGTGTGTTTACTACTTACCGCAGCATCAGTCGAAGCACCGTCAAGTAAACCGAAGTCTTTGGTTCTGTCTACTTCAAACAACTTACCTAGAGGCGTTTTGTTGTCAGCCATTGTCTTTATTCTAATAGCGGTAGGGCTGACACCCCATTCGCCTAATGTTTTTCCATCAGGAGCAAACATATGAGTACAGTCGAAACTAGATGCTTCTACACCTTCTTGCTCAGAGTTTGATGAGTTAATAGCATACTCTACAGCGGCAGCCATTACTTCGTCAGTTAGTAGACAAGTAAAGTTAATTCTCGGACTGAGTATTAGACCCGGCCCACCGTCTACTATCTCGGTTACATTTGTAACACCGTAGAAAAAATGCTTGTTAGATGTGCCACCGGCTTTAGCGAAATGAGAGCGGCTAGTATAGAATGTAGTCATACCTTGGTCTCCGCTAGTTCCAGCATCATCGCTTAACTGCAACATACCAGATTCTGGAAAACCAAGATAACCTAATATATCTGGATGAGAAAAAGAGCCTCCATTATGATAAGGGTCTGTTAGTACAACTTCAAGTGTAGTTCCACTAAGTGTTGCAGTAACATGCACACCTACATGTGGACTCGGATAATTGTTCCATAAGTTACCTTTGAAAGGCTGCAAAGTTCCACCAGTCAATTCTCCGCAGACTTCACCTTTACCAACCATATGCTTACCTATGGTAAATCCACCTTGACCAACATCTCTATCATCAAAATGAATGACAACTTCTTCATCTAATGTAGGTGGTAAGTAGGTATTGTCGTTAGCGAAACTCTCACCAAACTGTCTGTAAACAAAACGAATGGTATGATTGTCTCCTCTATGGTCAACCATTCTTATGCCATAAAGCGGCGACTTGCCGATATTCTGCTTTTTCATATCATCTTGGGGTATGTATCCGCCAGTCGTACCAACTGTAGTCACAGTCATTGAATCGGCTGAGTTAGCAGCATTACCGTATTTAGTTCGGAAATTAGCCTGTGTGCCATCATTATCGTAGCCCCATTTACTTACATCAGGTGCCCAGCCCGGTATACCTGCTTGGGTTAAGCCACCAAAGTTAATTCTGGCTTTGGCTCTGGTACCCACTCTTAACCCGTCTACTAAGGTAGAGGAAGGGCTCTTAGTTTCAAATGATTCGTTAAGTAAAGTATTGCTATTTCTACCACTGACTAATTCTATATTAGCATCGGCTAATATTCCCGGACCAACTATGCCGTCTGCTCCTAGATTGAGATTGTTTATGAATGGGTCACTAGGGTTTTCTGGAGGTAGGTGCTCTTTGAGTGTAGTAATAGGAGCAAATGGTCTACCGAATCTGTTGATAGGCATAGGGGCTGGATGCATGTTTTCACCAGTTACCTCGTCAGGCTGGCACCAGTAATTTCTGAATCTACCACCGTGACCAATAAGGAACTGAGGTCTGTAAGGGCTCTGTGCCTTACTACTGTCTAACCAAGTACAGAAGTTTCTTCCAGCAGCACCCGGAACTGTTGAATGTATTACTATGGAAAAGCCCGGATTATCTTCTGAATCAAGTACTACTCTTCCTAAATGCGCTCTTACATAACCCATGTGAGTACCACGGTCATGACTAGAGAAGGCCTTGCTTGTATCCCAGAATGGAGCAGGGTCGTGAGTAGAGGCGGTTGCTGCAAAGTCAGCATGAAGATGAGTGGCAGTAGGGTCTGTGTTGCTACTGTAAGCGTTTGATTTAGGACCGGGGCTGGTCAAGTCAAACTTTGAGCCATCGCCTAAGAATTGGTCATTCGGTCTACGAGCGTGTGTCTTACCATTTTTGGCACCGGCTTGATTGATTAGCCTAACTACTTCTCTAGCAGCAGACTCTATGTTAGTCACACCGTCTTTGAGGCGCACTTCTCCTAAATCAACAGTAAGTCTTCTAACGAAGTCCATTTGGTTCCAATGGTTTAGGTACTGTAATCGACTTTCATCGTGAAATGTCAAATCAAGAGTGGTGTTTCTTATACCCTTCATAGCCAAGAAAGTAGGTATTACCCTAGTACCGTCAGGTGTATCAAAGAAAGTAGATGATTCTCTACTAGTCGAGTCTATTATCTGGTGGTCGGTAATTGAATCGCTAGCAGATGCCACTGCTGGATTAGTCCTAACACTGTAACTATCTTTGGCTATATTGCCCAGCCCACCTACATTGTGTTCGGACAAGCCGCCGGTTACACTTTTATTAACATCAGAAGCATGTGCGTAACTGGCTTCTATAAAGTCTGATTTTTCTGTAGCGAGTAGTAATTTATTTTGACTAGGGAAACCTGCCGCTACATCTAGTTGAGAACCTGAGCCAGCAACTGAATTCACTATGGTACCGGCTGCTGTAGTGGTTACATCTGAACCTATTTTAGCGGCAGCGGGGCTAGATTGTACTTGCATATGTAAATCTTGGAATGCAATAAATTCACGGTCATGACCTACATCGTACAGCAGTATCCTAACAAAGTCATCAGTGCACTGGTAAGGGTCTAAGTAAGCAACTACTGGTACAATTGCATCAGTGTCCAAAGCCTCGTAATTTAACACAATTGTTTTATTGATATGTTGAACTAGATTCTTAGCAGTTTCTATACAAGTATTACCGATTAAGAAGTTCTCTAAAGGTATGCTATCTCTAGGGTTATTGTTAAGCGTACCTTGTCCACCATTGAAGCCAGTCCATACTTCTGCTTCGTTTAGCGTTCCCCGACTCTTACAAAACAAACCTTCGATTGCGTGAGGGTTAGTATAGTGCATGTTCATCCATACAGTATCACCTTGTCTTAGACCGCCGGGGCAATAAGGATGTGCCCAAGCCCTATTGAGGAATGTTTCTAACACTTGAGGATATGTAGCGTTTCCGGGTATAACATGTAAATCTTCGACATATATTTCGTCACCTACTGCGGGCGTAAACCCACTGTCGGGGCTAACAATCGTGAGTACATTGTCTACTCTGTTATCGTAAAATCCACGATTGACTGTTCCGCTTCCGTTCCTAAATGCAACTCTGAATTTATAGTTAGAGTTAGAAGAACTGATAGGAAACAAACTAGCATCGTCTAGCGTAAGAGATGTAGCGGGACTTCCAGTTACAGCGACAACTGTTGCTCTGGGTCTTTTACTGATTACTTTAGGAAGGTGGGGGTTAGTCGAAGGACCTGCTTTCAATTCAATAGCACTTACATACTGTTTGAGCCCATAATCTGTGTTACCACCTTGAGTCATTACATTTGACCTATCATAATAGAATGACCTGCGATTCTCATAACCTGCACTGATAAGGCTAGGATTATCAGCGATACTGTTGTAATTCATATCTTGATATCCGGGTGCTGGAGTAAGATGTGCGCCTACTTTGAGGTCACGGAAGAAATTTTCACTGGCTATAAAGTCATCACCATGAGCGCCAGCAACTTCTAAATAATGACTGGTAGTATTTCTTGCATCGTATATTACCCACTCGCCGTTTGGTAAGAAAGCCCTACGATACCTAGCACCTCCGCTAATACCTGCTACATCTGTAGCCGGTGCAGTAGGTATAGGGAAAATGTTAGCGTCTTCGACATATATCTTATGTCCACTAGTAGTATAGGGCTGAGTAACCTTAGTACCGCTGCGATGTGATTTGTTTTGAATAGAATAAGAAAATGGGCCAAATATCTCAGGGTCTTGCGGGGAAATCGAATCTGGTCTTCTACCTACAGGGTTAGGACTCCAAGAATGCGCTGTATGAGTAGCGTCTACATGCAGTTTCATACTGTTGTCTGGTCCGGGGAATATACCTTTGTCGGGATTATCAAAGAAGAACTCCTCAAACAAAGGAATCTCAACCAAAGCCCTAGTACTGGCGTATTGCGTACCTAGTTGGTAGTCGTGCTGAACAGTATCTAAGGATTGAAAAAGCCTATCATTAATGGTAGTTCCATCATTACACATTGACTCTTCACTAAACTTGTCGTCTACATGCAGTACACTACCTTTTGTTATACCAGTAGCGGTTATCCAGTTTGCGAAAGTATCTGATTCACTACCGTCTGCTTGTAAGAATTTACCTGTCCCTAATTGGCTACCCGATGCAAATGTGAACACATCTCCTGTTTTACTAGCGTATTCAGCACTAGCAAACTGAATTTGCTCTCCTTGATTACCAGTCATTTCTAAATATATTCTACCTGTTTTAGGGAAACAATATGTACCCCATGACTGTAAATCGGTAGCCTTGTTGTTAAGAGGCAAGACCGTAACAGTGGTAGAAGAAGTAGCGCTGACGGCTGTTTGACAATCTCTTCGAGTGTTCCACGCTAGTCTAGCAAGTGGACTTGGGTCCCATGTCTCCTTGGTGTTAATCGCACCTTGACCTGCGCCTCCAAGAGTAATTGCCACTACTGGTGCACCCGGCATAATCTCTTTGACAATATGAGAATCTGGACTTGCAGAACCCTTTACACTGACAGTAGATGATGCAATGTCACTGAGCAAACCGTGCGCTCTAAGTACAGTGTTACCGTCATTATCATTTCCAAATGACAGCACTCTACCTTTAGATGACAGATGCTCGATAGTAATATGATTACCAATACCTTTGTCAGTAACTACCTTCGATAACTGAGCAAAGCGACTCCTATTACAAGGCTGTACTACTAAACTAGTAACATTCTTTCTGGACTTATGCTCAATGATATCAAAGTATTCGTGTACAATTGTACTTTGGTTAGTACTACCTCTACCCGCAGACTGAGGCTCTATGAATAATTCATCATCATCTACTACAGCGTCAGCGATGCCCGCTCCTATAGTGACGCTGTTAGTAGTAACTGCTGTGACTATACCTAGTAGTTTACCATTGGCTTTGTAGATATTATCATCAACTGCAATCAGTTGGTTAGCGGTGCCTCCATCAACGGACATAGCAGCCGTAGTAGATGCCGAATAACCACCGGAGTTATTTATTTTTAAACCAATTCTTCCTCTACTACCGTTACTTGCTTTTCTAAATTTAACACCAGCGACCTCAGAAAAGTCATCTGTTCTAACTAAATTAGTCTTTACTAAAATCTTATGGAAAACAGAAGACCTAGAGGCCAGTTCAGATTGAGCGACGCTTATCGCTTGGGGGGTAGTTTGAGGAGTGTCAGTGCTGGACTGAGGTAAATAATTAGTAGGGCACAGGCTCAAGTTTAGTTGGTCTTCACCTACTATGCCCTCAGAGTCTTCTCCTTCTAAATGACCATCTTCAAACGGGAACAAATCAGGTGTATCAAAGGTAACTAATCCTCCGGGTGCTACTAAAGCAAGTGGTCTGATAGCCATGGAATCTCTCATCAAATCTATGATTCGAGTAGTACCTGTAACAATAGTACTGACATCAGGTAAGGTTTTACTTACTAACAACTTAGGAGAGCCGTCTGCTAGTTTAACTATTGCATTGTTAACAGCAGCGGTATTGAAACTACTATTGTTAGGGGTTGCTGAAAACACTATTGTCTTAGCAGAATGGCTTATCTTAGCAGTTTGATTAGTAGCACTACTAAACGGTTTATGCCCATCTATAGTTATCTTTTGGGCAGGGATTACTGCGCTGTCTGTACCAAAAGACTTGATACTCTGTAGAGTTAGTGTCGCTGTTGATATATTAGCAGTGAGCCTAGAAGTTGCACCGATATTGAAATGTTCACCAGTTCTATCTATAGCATTGTAGTGAATCTGTACAAACGGTGCATAATCATAAGTTTCTAATTCCGGTAGTATTAGTGTAGCAATTCTACTTTCTATAGAAGGTATGACTGCTTTGATATTTGTGTTTGAATCGGTAGAAGAAATAGATTTGAGTAAGAAAGGCTCTGTATCGAATTGTGGTCCACCTAATGCTAAAAGTCCCCTTTGGCTTTCATCTATATCAGCCATACCATTTTCCACAAAGGTAGATACTCTTGAAGATGATACTACATTGCTTAACGCCACTGGTCCGTGTTCGTCGAAACTAGACACTACTGAGTTAACGGGAATAATATCTTTGATGTTACCAAATTGAGGAATGAAAGTAGCCGTTACTACATCACTACCTGCATCTAGTTTCTTTTCTACTATATGCGATTCTGTAGGAGGTAATGCTCCCATGAACGGATGACTGGTTACATGGTTGAGTATGTGCCTACCACTGTGTCCTATCAAGAACTCTTCACCCATGTTAGTCGTACTCGCTGAAAACTGGTTGTATTCGTGAGAGTCAACTGCCATACTCATTGAAAACATTAAGCCGTGATTTTCAAAGTCACTTTCGTCTATGATGACCTGACCTTGCCTTTGTGAAAACTGAGTACCGCTACCTTGTGGCTGGAACACATTACCATTACCGCCGTCTACAAGACAGTCGCCTGTAATAACTACGAACTCACCAGCGTCGTGAGCCATTAGCAATCCTCTTCGACCAGTACTAGATGCAGCAAAATCAAGGTGAATAGATTCTACTACTATGTTACCAGTACTGCTGTCTATAGAAATTAATCTAACTCTTTCAGGGGCTTTGTTAGTAGGCTTACCCGTTTTTGAATCATAACCTAAAGGATTTATCAATAGGTTGTAAGGTACCTTCGGAATAGATATATCACTAGTAGAAGTCGCTGCATATTTCTTTACTGTGTAATTACCTTGGTTATAGTCATCTGCTGCACTAATAAAGTTAACAAAAGTTTTACCAGTTTGTCCGGTTAACTCTTCAATCAACGCTGCGGCTGCGGTAGAACCTATAGAGATTGTAGATTGGCTGGTGCTGGCTGTCAAAGCAGGTGTAGCAACCCTTGTAGCAATAGGGTCAATTGGCTCTTCAAATCGCCAAAGTCCGAGAGTACTGTCGCTTTTTATTGGAGCAAAGTCGCTTCTACCAGATGGCAGAGCGCCTGCTGACAGATGTATAGTTTCAAGAGTTCCTCTGAAATCTCCACCTCTACCTCCTAGGAACATCTGGCTTTGTTGTGGAACTAACTGGTGCTCTTCTTCTAAGACCTGTTCTACTAACAAATCACCATTGACATGCATACTCAGAATCTTTCTGTCGAATGTGACAGTGACATTGAGCAACTCCCTAGTACCGTCGGTAAATGCACTGACATCGTTAGAGTCTACGCTAGACCCTAGGTTAGAGCCAGTTATGACTGAATTGACTGATGGGAAGAGTATACCATCCCAATAGGCTAATGTTCCGTTAGCCTTGTTGACAGGCTTTGCACTTGTCAATGTGTAAACAGAATCCCTACCAGTGTTTTTGTTTTGTAACCTAACCTCAAAAGAAGCAGGTGCAGGGCTACTAGGAGAACCTACGCTCAACCTCATCATATTGTCTTGTTCAAATATAGTTCCTCCAGAATCTGGAATGAACCATGTCTCTAGTGTAAATGAGTTCATTGTTGCAGGTAACCTTTTCCTTTCTCCACTAGGCTTACCGTGTAGACTAGCGTTGTTGGTAGGTACGAGAACGCTATCGCTGATACCGTTGAATTTCAAACCGTATCCAGCATTAATTAGTAAACTCATATCATACACCTATCACATAATCGGAGGCTAGTAACTCAAGGTCAAACGCATAGTAGTTGTTCCCAGCATCATAACGCACATG